CTGCCAGCAGCAATGCGCTTACGCTTGGCGTGGATGTTTGCATAAAGTCCAGGCTTAGCCATTACTTTTTAGGTTTTTTGTTTTGGACTTTCTTGCCAGTTTTAGCAGCTTCTTTTTTAGCAGCTGCCATACCAGCAGGGGTGTAAGAGTAGTGTTTCTTACCGACTTTAGGCATTACCAGATACCGGGAATGATTTGACCAGTCAGCGCATAAGCGCCAAAAGCAGCCATGATGCCAAGCATAGCGAGGCGACCATTGAGCTGCTCAGCTCGTTCGTTATGTGGGACACCGTAGGGATGATCAGTCATAATGAGGGGTGGCTCTTTAGCCCAGATGTTTGTGTCGTTCATTAAAATTTAAGATTGGACCGGGCAAGCTTTTGCATGATGTCGTCACGGTACCCAGGATCTTTATCGTACCTGGGGTCGGACATTGCCCGTACAACTTCTGCCTGACTCTTGAATGTGTCAGCAGGAGCTGCAGCTTTACCTTGAATCATTTTACCTTCGTAACCGTTTGCGTCAGTGTAACGTGCCTGAAGTCCAGCGAGTGCCAAGTTAATGGCAGCAACGTTACCAGAATCAACAACGTTATCAAAGGCTTGGATCTCAGCTTCTGAGAAATTTTGTGCTGCCCAACCAACGAGTTGTTGATAAGCAGCTTCACCACCCACAGAGTTTTGGATGGTGTTGATGTCGGACTGAGAAAGCTCAGCACCTTGAGGTGCTTCCATAGCAGGGAGACCCTTCTCATACTCAAAGTATGCTTGGATCAATTCCTTGCTGGACATCTTCTCAAACTCAGCAAGAGTCTCTGGACTCAGCTCACCTTTAGAGTTGAACTCATCTGCTGCTTTACCGATTGCTTCAATCTGCGTAGAGTATTCAGAAGGTTCTTGTTGCTCTTGAGGTTCGGAGGGTTCTGCAGATTCACCATCTTTAGAACCAAGTTTCTTTTCAAGTTCAATGTAAGCTTTTTCAAGCTCTTGTGCATCTTTGTACTTTCCAGCCAACCGAGCGTTAGCTTGGTTGATCATCTCTTCACCGATAGCCAGAGACTCAGCTTGATCAGACTCCATTGCGCTGATCACTTCGGGATCACCAGCTGGATCGTAGGATAGAATTTCTGCCATAGTTATTGCATTGGGGGAATGACATCCTCGCCCATAGCCGCGTTCACAGTCTCAGCTGCCATCGGGTTTTTGGTCGGATCAGCCAGGGGTGATTTCATCAGTTGACCGGCTTGTTGCATCATAGCCATGTCTTCCTGTTGTTGGGCAGCATCAGCTTGTTCTTGCTGAATCTGTTCCATAGACTTCACAAGGTTCAGTACGTCGATACCTTGTGCAGCTGCCAGACGTTTGATGACTTCATCAGTATTGATGTATTGCATCAGTGCATCAGGTCCAAGCGTCTGAGCAATGGTCATGATAAAGGAGGTGAGTGACTCACGATCCTGTCCACGACCAAGAGCATTGATACCAGCAACGATGGTTGGGTTGACCAGATCCTTAGGAATCTTAGGCAACTGACCACTGCGTTGCAGTACCAGCAGTTTGCGATTGAGGTAAGGAAGCAGGAACTCAACAGTCAACAAGGAGAACAATCCACCGAGTTGTTGTTCAAGCTCAAGCTGAGTTAGCCGAACCTCTTCAGCGGTAACTCGTTCTGCCTGACGAACACTCATGATGAGGAATGCATCAGACAAACGCCGCTCCAGGTTAGCAGACATGTTAGCAGCTGTGCTGAAGTCAGCGGTTTTACCAACTTGGATAACACCGATGTCATCGGGACGACCTTGAACGATCGCTCCGTTGCCTGCCTTCGCCAGCGTCTGGGCTTTAGTCGTGCTTGAGGGGGATACCACGAAGACGACCTTAGCGGCTGCTGCAGAGCCTTCTACGAGTGCCTGGGAGAGTGCATCAAGCGACTTAAGATCTCCCAAGAATTCCTCAACTCTACCCCGTCCATAGTTTTCGCCATCGACAGAATTGAACCGCAGTACAAGCCAAGGACTAGCATCCTTTGGAGCTTTGCTATCGGAGCCGGGAATCTTCCTACCATAAACCTCTTGGTACCAGAGCCAACGGTTGTTGTCTAAACGTACATGAGTATAAACTTCTGCATCATTTTCGGATGAGAAACTTTCATCAGTAACCGAAGGCGGTCCCTTAGTCAGTTCTTCAGGCAGAAGATTTTTGTTAATAAGTTCTTTGGTTACGATCTCAGTTACGTTACCATTACCATCTCTATCGACAACGTAACGGTTCAGTGGGTAATGCTTCAAGCCATCCTTACCCATAAAGATAAGGGCGTTACCACCAACAACAAGATGTTTGAGAGCCTGGTGTACAACGACACGATCGCTGGAAGCAGCGACCGAATCCATAACCATGCGCTCCATCTTGGCAAAGCTAAGGTCAAGCTCCGAACGCATCTCAGGAGCAAGTTCTTCTCCGAGTTTGTCGTCACGAAGTTGGAGCTTGAAGAACGTAGTTTGAGGAGGTAGGAGGGACAGCATCAACTTAGATGCTAGTGTCACTACACCCTTCGCACCTACGGATTGCCAAGGTTGAATTAGTGTTTGATGGGTAACCCTATGCTCATCACGTTGGATGAGGTAAGGGATGGTGAGCTTTGAGCACTGAACTGCAGTGTCTAGAAACTGAGAACGGTAGCTAGATAGATGATCGTACCTGCTTTTAGCGTTCATTTAATTAACCAATGTTAAGTCCACCACCGGTTTCACCACCGATGTTAAGGGGGATACGAAGTGAAGAAATACCCCTGCCAACAGTGGCAGCGGTTGCTTGACGGCGAGCACGGCTGCTGCGGACGCCAAGGTTTTGAGCACCAAGGGTAGCTCCAGTAGTCTTACGAATGTCAGGTGCCATAGCTTCACGCATAGCTTCTGTTTGTTTCATCATAGCTTCGCGTTGAATCTTTAGTTGTTCTTCCATGGCACGTTGCTGCTCTTCCATCATCCGCCGTTGGCGGTCTGCTTCAGCAGCTGCATCACGCTTAGCTTGTTCTTGCCTGTGATGCTGTCGGCGTCCAGCGCCCATGATTAAGTCTCCTCATCAATACGGTTTTCAATCCACTCTAATACACTACGTTGACCAGCTCGATACATGATCTGGTTTAGTGGTGTATCAGGGGATGGGTTAACTGGTGGAAAGACATCTTCTAGTTCTTCTAGCAGACGCCTTGGATCTAGCCTAGGAATATATGGGGTGGTCATAATTACTAGCCACCTCTATGCATACGGCGGCGAGCACTAGGTGACATACCGCCTTTGCTAATGCGAAGACCGGCACCACCAACGGCACCATCACCCATCTGCTGACCCACGGTAGCAGCACCGTAGCTAGCACGGCGTTGTGCTCGGAGTTCGTCACGTTTTTTAGACATTGACATCAGCTCATCCAGCTGCTTTTGCATGTTGGTCATGCGGTCAGTGGATTGCTTGTAAAAATCATTACGTTTTTTGTCTTCCTGTTGTTGGAAGATTGCTCTACCTGCGCCCATAATTATGCATATTGTGGAAGGTTAGGGTTGGCATGTTCAAAAAACGCTGGCATACGTGCTCGCTTAGTTTCTGCAAGCTCAGGTGCTTTACCTTCGTACATCAGGCGATCACTGGAATCAAGCCAAAATTTTTTGTTCAGATATTTATTGGGATTGTTAGCCTTGAGAGGCTGCATCACCCAGTTAATAGTAGCCTTGCGGAGTTTATCCAAAGACGGAGAAACCTCAAGGTTAAGCTCACGTGCGACCAAAGAGTTTACAGCAACGTGAACTTGTTCGTCTCGAGAAATATCGGCAGAGACAGTCCTCAGTCCCGCATCTCCATTAAAACGGAAAAAGGGCAACAGCACAAAGAAAATCGAACGCTCGGCAACCAACGCTTTGAGGATCGTGTGATCCGGATGAGCAACCCAAGCGTCGCGGAGCCGTTTGGCTTCTTCCTCAGCTTGTTCATCAACACCCAAGGCGTTGGCAATGTAACCCAATGCAAGGTCGTGGTTCTCTTCGTCTTTGACGTTGGACAAAAGGACTTCCCGCGCCAGCGTTGGTACATCATTGTCTAAAGCATCAGTAATGAAATCACCTACTGGAAGTTCCATGTGCCGAATCGCCAAGGCGCGGTAGATAGCCTCTTCCGCACCTTCGGCAACTTTACCAGCGGTGGTTTGGACGGGTGTCCAAGTACGTTTACGAGATAGAAGTTTTTGATAAGGGTTCATTCGCCGCAATTACAATCAGGAGCAGGATCATTTAGAAGTGACTCCAGGTAATCGTCCACTTCCGACTCGTCCAATGCGGCATATGCGCTGGTCTTGTCTTGCGTGTCACCCATTACCTGAAGCGAATAATAAAGGGAGGTCTGATCAGATGCCAGCCACTCTTCGATAAACGCTTCGTCATAGGTGATCACATCGGACCAACTATTGAAGCTATAACCGTGAAGAAGTCCCGTGCCATCCAGCATCTTCATGATGCCATTGGCAACGCTCATATAAGCATCCCAGCCAACTTCCGATGCGATCTCAACTTGACCGTAATCGTAGCTCTGGACGCCAAAGGTACCGCTGTCACGGTCCACCTGGCGGGCGATGGGAGGTGCAATCTCCGGGGTGGCAGTGTAACCATCCGGGTCTTTGTAGCGGTAGCTGCACGAGGCAGTAGGTGCAATAGCGAATGCACGGTCCATGTTATTGAAACGTGCGATGCTTGCAGCTTGTGCAATACCACTCTTCATTTCCAGGGCAAGGGTGATGCCAGGGGTGAACTCAGTAATCTGTTCGCCGCTGTTGACAATGGCAAGAGCTTCACCAAACTCTTTGTAAGTTACGCCGTACCTTCGAAGGAGGTTGGCAAGTCCGAGCATCCCCAGTCCGACTTGTCGGTCTGTCTCGGATGGCAAGTACTCTCCAGACTCTCCAACGCCTGTCCGGCTATGGAGACTGCACAACTCGGACATACCTTCAACGAAAGCCGGTGCGATGTCTTCGACGTCACAGGCAGCGAGATTGACATGCTGCAACAGGCAAGTTCCTCGTGACGGCAAGTAAACCTCAAGGCAGACGTTACCACGGATTCGTTTTCCATAAGCATCAACTTTAGTTTTGTTTAGCCAGATGTCACCCTGGCGGATACCCTGAAGCAGGGCGGCTTTTACATTAGCAGTAGCTTCTTCCCACCAATAGTCGTTGATGTTGACGCACCGTTTGACCCAGGGGAGCTCAGCTCGGTTAGCTTGGATAAACTCCAGAATGTCAGGGTGATTAAGGTCAAGGTGGCACACAACAGCGCCATTCTTGTAAACACCACCTCTACGGAGTGTTTCATTTAGGGTTGAGTAGATTCGTGCGAACGATACAGGTCCAGAAGCAACAAGACCTTTTCCATTTTCTGCTCCTTGGGGTCGGAGCTTTGATAGATGGACTGCAACTCCCGCTCCAAATCGCAGGGCGTGAGAGACAAATCTCCAGCTGGCTTCGATTCCATTGGGTCCTTCCATAGAATCCTCCACCACAAAGACAGTGCAGGAAACGGGGAGGCGGGAGGTGGGGTCGTCAATCCATGACTGTACGCGCCCAGTACGAGCGACGAGTTCTTTGGTAGTGGCGGACATTATTAAACGAGATCAGAGAGGGTAGGAGGTTGATAGTTTGGTCCTTTGAGAACCTTGCCGTCTTCACGGCGGATGGGTTTGCCGTCTTCACCAAGCTTACTCATGTTGCTTTGGTGTACACGGTCCATTGCTGCATCCAGGTCCCAGCCCAGATTAGCAGCGTATTGATAGCAGACATAAACGAGGTCTGCAAGCTCTTTCAAACAGTCTTCAGCGTTGCGTGTGAAGCCGTACAGCAGCTGCTGTTCAGCCTCTAGGAACTCTTTGAACTCCTCAACGATCAAACGCTTCTGCATCTCCCGTGAAGCTGTCCCAGTATCGTTCTTCACTTGATAGCCAAGGCGAAACTCTTGCGCTTGACTCATTAAGGATTTCATTTTCTAGTTCGTTTTGTAGGTAGTGGATAGCTTTACGGAGATCTGCCACACGATCATCTTTGTAACCAGCGCGGCAGATATATTTAATGGCGTTACCCAGGTGGAAACTCAGTCCTTGGTCTCGGATGAAATCCCAAACCTGGATAGAACCTCGTCGATAGTACTGGGGTCCAGTTGTGTTGGTTTTGGCCAATTTTTTAAGAGGTTAGAGAGTGAGTTGGTGAGGACAAAATTCTGCTTTTGGAGAGCCATAAACACAGTAATGATGTCCTCTTTACGAGTGTCATCCTTGTTAAGAGCATCTTCGATTTGGCGGAGTTTGAACTCTTGCTCTAGGGTAACGTCAGTGATCGGCGGTGGGGGACCATAGTTTGACGGACTCGGTGTCGAAGTCATAATCGGTACATTGTAGAATCTTTGCAAGCTGCGCATTTCGGAGAGCAGCAGATTCGTCAAGTCCCTTTGACTCAAATGCTTTAAGGATTGAGGACCACGTGTAGCCGTTCTCTTCGAAGAAGGCTTCCGCACGCTTGACCCCGAATCCAGGAACACCGCTATATCCATCAGTTTGGTCACCAGCCAACGTCTGAATGAAGTGCCAACGCTTACCTTCTTCTTCGGTAATGGTGACAACGGCATCAGTAAAATCATACAAGTCTCCAGGTATTTGGCGCATGTCTTTGTCTGGTGAGCAGATGATGTGACCTTCATACTTGGTAGCATAAATGCCCATAGCGTCATCTGCCTCTAGCTCAGGCATTACAACAACGTCGTAGTTTTCCTTGAGCTTGTTGATGATCCGTCGGTACCCGCACGGTTTTTTGCGGTTTCGATGTCCTTTATATGCCGGATCAATTCGTTTACGGAAATTGATACTATCAGTAAAAAACAGAATAATATCATCGAGACATCCAAGATTATTTGCGACCTTGAATAGTTCTCGTTCGACCATTGCGTAGGCTTCGGAGAAGCGGGACTGGACGAGGATAACATCGTTTCCCCAGTCAACGTCCATTTCATTGGCAGCGGCGGCTTTGTAGACGATGTAGTCGCAGTCAATTAGTGCACTCACTTACCTTGACCTCGCCTGAGCTTACGCCCGTGCGATGGCTTACTACGCTTGCCGTTGCCTTGGCGGGTGTGTTTGTACTTGGCTCGGGATTGGAAGTCAACCCGACCAAGAGATGTTTTAGATTTGGTGGCCATTAGTGTACTTCACTCCAGTTTTCGCCAACCTGTGCTTCGGCGGCGATGGGGATTCTAAGATTGTAGTAGCGTCCAGCTTCCTCAGCTGAGCGTACCAGGGATGTTCGTAGTGCATCCACGTGTGATGGGTCGCACTCGAATTGGATTTCGTCATGTACAAAAGCTAGTTGTGAGCAGCACAGCTCACGTGTGCTTTCATAGTTAATAAGCATCCACCGTTTCGCTAGTACTCCGGCAGATCCTTGGA